AAATGTCTACCATCAAACATTTCATCAAGTTCAGCAGCAATTCTATAAGGTCTCAATTTTGCGTCCTTAAGCTGCCACTGATTAAAATGACAAACAATATCAAACTCAATTATATTATCTCTAAATTCTGGATTTGAATCATTTGGAATAAAATTATCGAAATTTATTACAATGTAGTTTAATATATCTCCATCAACATACAATTTTGGAACTGTTCTTATATTATTTGGAAATAAAGTTTGTTCCTGCTCTGGAGTAAGATTAGGCCTCTCCAAAGCATCTGCAGTGGTATAGAAAAGCAAACGCTTAATTCTATCACACTTCATAATTTCATTTGTTATAGTAGCCAAATCTTTTTCAATAGATAAAAAAGATGATTTTGGCTCTCTAAAGCCTTCAATTTTCATTTAATATCTCCTTTATCTCAATATAATGACTGTGCAACTATTATCTTCTCATACTCTCCATACTTAATAGTAAATTGCCCACTATAAATAGCTTCCCAACAAATTTGAATTTGTAGAGGATTGCTGGGATCTAAATAAAGTCTAGCGGGACAGCCAGATTCAACAATAGACCAAGAGGCACCAGAAATAGCCTCTCCTGTGAACACATAGCTGTACTTAATTTTAGGTTTAACGAAAGTATCTCCCTCAATAATAGGCTCAGCTGGCTCCGGAGGTGGATTAGGATCAACTGGTGGCTTTACAATAAGGCCGCCCGCAATTCCTTCCTCCAAGTCATCTTCAAATTCATTTGCATAATATTCTACCGCAGTAAGTTCGAGTATACCAGGAGTGGAAATCCAGTCAGTCGCCTCAACTCTCCAGCATACTTGCGGCGAGCCTTCATCCTCTCCTTGCAAATAAAACTTACTGTAACGTCTAAAATATTCAAGTACTTCTTTAGTTCTTGGCATTAAAATATGTAAAGAATAATTAGGATTATCAATGCTTATACCATGCTTTTGGATATAATCAATTTTTGTTTCTACTGGACCACGTACTGCGGCAAAGGTAGAATATACATCTCCATTTTCATCTTCCCAAGTTATTGTATAATTACATCTTCTTATTTCTGCCCTAAAATAAGCTAATTCTGTTAATTCTTGCAAATGAATAAGCCAAAAAGTATTAGTTCCAACCCATTCAAATATATCACCAGCATGATAATTTTCTTCTTTGTGTATTGACACAATTTTATCGTCATAATCCATTTTATTCTTATCAGGGTTAATTAAAGCCTTGCAATACTCGTGTGGGTTGATACCACAAGTATTAGGATCAAATGGTTCTAAGCTCTGTACCCTACGAATGGTTGCGGCCTGGTAAGAGCTGCGCAGAACACGATCAAAAGTTCTGCGTTTATCGAATATCATTCTTTCTTGTTGACCATATCCGCCATTCTTTACAAGAATGTCAGACATGTTATCCATTCCTTCTAAACCTACATTCGGATTACCTTGTGGATGATTTGCTCCAAGATCCCATCCAAGTCTATTAGTCATGCGTTTGATGGAACTATTTTTGTTATGCATTATAAAAATCTCTCAATAAACTAATACATTCAAAGATAGTTTTTCTATAAATGCCAAATTCAACTTCTTCAGAACGCAAACCTTCTAACTTAGCTAAAATCTGTAAGAAATTAGGACTAAAGAAAAGTTCATTTAATCCCACTAACTCAACAAGAACAGTATCAAGTTGTTTTATCCAATCTTCTTCATGTTCACGCATAGGAATTAATTTCCAAATTTGGTTGGTTAAACGTGAAACATTTGTTCCAATACTCTCTTCTGAAATGTCCAGATTATATTTCTTCGTTAGCATTACTCTTACGGAGTATAGACCAGTTTGACCTATAACTTCCATCATCCTTTAATTTTCTTCTCTTGTACAATCTTTGATTGTGTAAGGAGTCTCTTCTTGACTCATCAAGCAATTCCTTAAGCTTAGCCATGTGGTTTGCCTGAGAAGTCATTTTAAAATCTGCACCAGAATATTTCATACGAGTATTTTCAATAGAGGTTAATTGGCGCTGAACCCAACCTTGTTTCATAATAATCGCCAAAATGTTTACCTCTTCCGGGGTAAGTACCGCCGCGAAGTAAGAATCGTCAATAACAACTTGTGGGACTGGATCTTCATCAACATTACTAATTACAAAGTCTTCATCGGTAACATCCTCTGCTGGAATAATTCTTTCACTAATTGTATAATCAAACAAATTAACTCTCGGAAATTCAAATCCAGGTAATGCATCTTTGAGAAGGCTTTGCAAATCTCTAATTGTATCTTGCGGTGTCATAAACTCCGAATACATATCATCAGTAATTTTTTCAAGAAAGCGGTTATAGATGGTAGAAAAACGTGTTCCTTCTTCCATACTATTCCTCCTTAATTACATATTACTCTTTTTTATCTACAACATTATACTTTGGAGTAGTTCTGCGGGCGGGGGTGCTGTTTGTAGCGGCAGGCTGAACACGACGTGTATGTGTCTCAGTCTTTGTCTTATCCTCGTCCTCGTCGTCGGGCTCTGAATTAGCAAGGGCCGCATCAACGTCAAAACCAGTCTTCTCCTTAAGTGCCTTTCTCTTAGATGTACTCTCAAGAGGTAACTTAACAGAAAGTGCCTTAATAAGTGTAATTACTCCTTCTGGAGCAAAATCCAAAGCATCAAGGAACTGATCGAGTGAACCAGTTGTAAGCAAGTCTACAACATCTTGTTCGGACATATCGTACTCAAGTTCTGTCTTAAGTCCAAGGTCATTTCTTACTTCAACCTCAGCAATCTGAAGGTACTGCTCCATCAATTCTCTACCTCCTGGTTGGTAAGCCAACTTAACCAACTCATCATAATCAACTATAATGGTCTCACCAGGCTGGATGTTTCTCTTGATATTTGCTTCTGGAATCTTATAACTTACCATTCCAATACTTCTGTTCTTTACCGAACACTTTTTGTTTGTATTTGTCTCCATAATTTTTTCTCCTTTATCTCTTAAAAATATAACAAAAATTGGGGGAGGGGATTAAACCCCATCCCCCAAGATTTTTATTATTAGTGCTTGTGAACTGTGTGGTTAGTACCAGTGTAGTCAAGGATATCAAGGCTACGAGATACCATATCAGCAGTAGACATCTTACCAGCAAGTGAGCTGTCGATGAATGCGCAGATGTTGTTAGCGAGCATGCAAGTTACGCCAACCTTCTTGTAAACCTGAAGTTCTCTTGAACGATCCTTGTTGTTGTACTCGTCGATAATTGTGTTACCTTCGAATGCAACCTTAACAGGCTTAGTATCAGCACCAGTAGGGATGATGTAAGCATAACCAGGGTCAATAACCTTAGTTGAGTTTGTACCATCTTCGAAGCCCTGCTCAAGGATAACAACCTTTGTACCCTTGTAGTCAGCGAGCTTACCAGTTTTCCAAAGCTGGTCCTTCATAGCCTCAGTATATCTCCAAGCCTCCTGAGGTACCATCTTAACTGCGAACTCATAAGTGCAGTAAATAGTAGGTGTACCATAAGCAGAAGCAATAGTGATAAGTCTGTCGAGAGCATCCTCGTCGAAGCCGTTGCAAACGTGAATGTTTGCAGGAGGGAGCTGGTTGATAGAAGCCTTGAGAGCTTCACCAATCTCTCTGTAAATAAGTTCATTCATACCATCAAGAACAATCTGAGTAACTTCTGCGAAGTCAACACGACCATCGAGGAACTCCTCAAATCCAATCTGAGCAGCACCACCAATAGCAGATGTTCTTACTTCAAAAGTCTCCCAAGATTTGTCAAGCTTGAATACCTCATAGATACCAGCAAGACCAACTCTTGTGATAAACTGCTTTGCTCTTGAACTACGAGCAAGCTTTCTACGGAATACGATCTTGTCGCCCTGTGCGAATGTACGTACTTCAGCGAACTTCTCGTACTGTTCTGTAACTACCTTAGGAAGTACATCATCAAGAATTTCCTCAATAATAGAGAAGATAAGGTTCTTGTTCTCTCTGTAGAGAGCATATGTACCAGCTAATTCATTCATTTCTTTTCTAAATGTCTCATTGCAAGCGTCGTAAGTGAGATTCTGTCCATTATAACTATAAGTTGAAGGAGTTGAAGAATCTGCCTTAGCAACGATCTTACCCAAAGCGACTAAATTCTGTCTATCTAAAGCCATCTTATTTTCTCCTTTCTTATGCGATTCTCATTAACTTAAGTCCAGCTTGACCATCTGGCATTGTGTAGATCTTAACTACTTGCCAAAGCATAGCACCTGCTGCAGCACCAGTAGCATCCTCAAGGATACCATTAGCACCAGGAGTGAGTGTATCACCAAGAGCAAAAGGAACTACAACAGACTCGTCGCCAGTTCCATTAACCTTAGCTTTAACTGTGTTAGTTGTGAAAATGTCACCAATATTTGTCTTGAAAAGACGAGGAACCATTGTAGTGCCTGCAGGCATCTTCTGAGGCTGGTTCTTAGTGAGGATGTGGAAAGGATCCTCATTATAGTGGCTCTCTCTTGGATCGTCACCAGCAGTAACATCATCATAAACAATAGTAACATCACTATTAATTACCTTTGAAGTAGCACCAGTAGAATCTACACCATTGTAGTATCTAGTCTGTGCAGTACCCTGTGGATGAGAAGCAGGACTATAAAGTCTAGCCTGATAATCACCTTTCTTCATAGCGAACTCGCAATCAGCCTGCTCGTCACCTCTGTAAAGCTTGATTTCATTATAAACAAGCATCCACTCACCAGCGCCAGTAAAGTTTACAAGGCCATTAGCATAGTCATACTTAGCAAACTGACCATTCTGGAGTACATCGATGGTAGAAGCAGCAGGGAGCTGAGCGTAAATCTGGCCTGTGCGCTGAGCTGAAAGGTGATTAGGCTCAACCTGACCGTAGCCATACTCTACAAATGTAGCAGGGTTATCATAAGTAATGATTTTATCTACAAAATCCTTATACATTTTTGTATTTTCCTCCTTTTAAAATTTTTATACCATTTCTTTTTCGGTTTCAAGGACAGCCTTAACCCATGCTGGAGTGAGTTCAGATGACTCAGGAGCAACCGCACTATCTAAATTAAAGTTAATAGCGGGAGTTTCCTTTTCGCCTTCTGAATCAAGGCTAAGATTTACCTTGTTGCGAACACAAATAACTGAAAGCTTTGCCTCAATCTGGTCTAAGGAATATGTATCAATGTTCTTAATAACATCTTCCTTATCAGCATCAGTAAGCATGTAGAATGAATCAATCATCTTCTGCTTCTGTTCCTTTTCAGCAGCAAGCTTAAACTCCTTAAGTGGAGCAAGTTCTGCTTCGAGTGCGGCACAGCGTGATTCCAACTCCTTATACTCTTTTGCAAGAGTAACATATTCAGGAATGTCCTCTAATTTATATTGAATTTCTGAGGTTTCTTCTTCTAAATTTTCGTCCTCAGAATTTTCTTCGGGTTCATTATTTTCCTCTGAACCTTCTTCTTCCTCGGCAGCCTGTCCTACTTCTGTATTATCTTCTTCGGAACCAGCGCCTTCGCTATCCTCAGAAGATGGAGTAACTTCTGCCTGTTCACCAGAGTTATCAGCAAATTCTGTATCAGTTTCTTCAACCTGAGCCTCTGGATTAGTAACATCAATCATTTCGATATCTCCGTTCAAATCTTCTGTTCCTCCTTCTTCAGTATTTTCCAATAATTCCTTAATCTCTTGCATCATTGAGAATAACTGCTTCTTAAATTCTTCATTATCCTTAATTAAAGAATAATCAGCACCTTTAATAGTAGCACCTTCAAAACAAGGCTCCATTTCTTCTCCCAAAATGCAAAGTTTTGATATTATTGCTTCATTTATAATGAAAAATGAAGGTTCGTCATTATTACTTTCTGACCATTCAGCATCAATAGAATTTGGATCTAATTCCATAGATTGGTTATTTCCTTTATCTATAATTCTCTGACACTCTGGATATTGACCAGTCCATAAATAACCTTCTGTCATAAGATACTTATGAATAGTATCTCCATCATCAATAAAATCTTGAAACCAGCACTTAGCGTCAGTAGGAACAAAACCATAGGGCTTAGTAAGTTCCTTAACTTCCCATTTGTCACCAGAAATCTCAATGGAACGACTATGTTCCTCAAAGTCCTCTGTGGCCTCATTATAGAGGCCAACAATAGGACTACCAGGGAGGGAATTAGCCATCTTTGTAGCTACTTCTTTAGTAATTACACTACCATTACGATTAGGCTTGTCACTTACATAACAAACCTTAATATGACATTTGGAAATAAGTGGGTTCAAAGGTTTTACATCAATAAATTCACAGGGCGCACCTGCAATAACACTTGTATGTTTCATCCTTCTCCTCCTTACATAGATTCTAGGTTAGCCGCTGTCTTCTCAGACTTTTCGCTATCGCTCTTCTCAGGGCGGCCCGCACCCTCTTGTGATTCTCCATTATCTTTGCCTGTAATACTTCCTAAACTTTCTGCGTTCATAGTAGAAGACATAAGAGGAGGTATCATAATTGTACTCAAGTTCAATACTTCATTCTCAAAATAAGCGTTGTGCAAGATAGAACTCTGTGAATGACCAAGAGCAATCTGAGGTAACATTTTAGAGTACCCAATTTGTACTTGCTCTTTATACATCTTTGATAAATCTTTATAATTATATTGCGTAGTTTCAAGCATATAAAATCTATATTTAAACTTGCTATTGGAAGCCAAGTGCTGCACAATATTATCAAAGAAAGCAGTAAATTGCAATAATAAAGTTCTTAAAGAAGATTCATCATCAAGAATAGATTTTTCAAGAGCCAAACTTGTGTCAGAATTAAATAAGTTTCTTGAAACACCAAAAGCATTGTAAACTCCACGTTCCATTCTCTCTAACACATCAGTGCTTTGAGAGGTAGAATTATCTGCAATATCTACTGCATCAACATCTGCGACAGTAGAAACAACTCCAACTCCAATATTATCTTCAACCATTTCTACAGTATTTTCATGGAGGTCTTTAATTTCATCCAAATCAAATACTAAATCAAAGTTTTTGTCAAGAGGATATTTCTGAATAAGAAGTTTCTGTAAGTTCTGTAATTGCTTTTGCTTATCTATTCCTTGTGAATTCATTAAGTCCAAAATTGCGGGAATAGCTTTTACAAAAAGAGGTTGATCTCCATTGGCAAAAGCAAATTTTATTGCGGAACCAACTTCAAGAGCATACCAACCATCTTTTATGTAAGCGGGTGACCATCTTGGAGTACCTGTCCAATAGGTTGATTGCTGTATATTATCTCCGGGTAACTTACCTTGTTTATAAAGGACATAACCCTTTTTGAATTCATCGGGAAACATATTAAGAATTTTAGTTCTATACTCTGGATCAATGAAATTTTCATCGAAATATCTCATGTTAAATTCAATAACTGGTGTACTTCCAGAATTATAAAGACTTCTACAATAAGCTATTGGTAATTCTTGTAAGACTATTCCATTTTTTGAAGGCACCAAGTAGCCATAATAAGCTCCATTTTTAATAACTTTTAATGCTATATCTCCACAATTCTTTTTTATATAAGAACCATCTAAAAAACCCAAAAGGAAATAAAGTTTCTTTAATACTTTATCATTGTCAACCTTTTCTTGGTCGTAGATTTCAGGGACGATGTACCAGTCGAATCTATACATGTTAGCAAAGTAATCACATATTCTTGAATAAATACCATTAGTATCATAGAAGAAGTTTGATATATCTCTTAAATAAAATAAATTCTTTTCGTCAATAGCTCGATAAATATCAGCAACTTTAAAAGTTCTTGAGCCGCATTTATAAGTGCGCTGAGTCATTTTTAAAGTTGCATCTTCAATAGTTTTTCTATCTATTTTAATTTTACCAAACTCTACTTTTGGCTTAACAAGATATGAGCCTTTGTCGTCGTATATATATTCTTGTCTATTTCTCAATTTTTCACCCCCTTCTCTAAAGTGTAGGAAGCTGATTTAATAACCAGCTTTTTTCATAATATAATCATAAGAAATAAGATTTTCTTCTGTATACGGAATTTCCACTAACTTATAACCATGAAATGCACAATATCTTCGTTTTTGTTGATCATTATACTGTTGTTTGCGGAGGCCCACTTTACCACCGAATCGTGACGAGGCCTCGTAGTGCTGTCTGCCCTGATATTCTATTAAGAAATCAAGGTTTCCATCATCATCAAACACAGCAAAATCAAAACGAAGAGGAGTGCCAGAGGAGGTCTTCAAATCTGAAAACATAAATTCCATTTTATAATTCAGACCGAAGTTCTCCAAAATCTCATGGATTTTTATTTCTCCTCTACTAGCATCCATTTTCTTCTCTCCTCATTATTTAAACTTAAAGTCTTTAGCATTAAATTTCTTTTTTCTTCTCTTCTTTTCATCTTCTTCTTTTTTAATATAATAAAGTCCGTATTCAAAAGCAGAAAATTTATCCTTTGCGATACCCTTGTTTGCCTGTTTAAGAATAATATTAGTACCATTATTCTCTTCTCGCAAATTCATCATCTCTTCTCTTAATATGGAAGTTAATGTAAAAGGTTTTAAATATTCTGCCCTTTCTTCAGGTTTCATATTATTTCCTTTAACAGTTCCTAATAATTTGCCCTTTGCAACTCTTTCATCAATTAAAAGTTTTACTCTACCAGAAGAAAGCTGAGATTGAGCATTTGCGTGCGCTTCGGTATTGATAGGTGCGTTGGCCTTGATGACATATATAGCATCATCCTGACATTCTACGCTTCTGAACTTCTTATATTCACCATCTTCATCATTGTAAATACCAAAATCTGGGAATACTTCATTAGTTTCAACATCTGTCTGCGACTTAACCATATAGTCAAGCAAACCAATACCAAGACCATTACCATCGATTACAACTCTTTTCGCTTGAAACTTATAAAATAATCGTTTTAACCAAATTGCTTGTTCCTCAAAGTGTTCAGCAGTTTTAGTATAAATATTAACCAACTGTTTTAAGGAAGTTCCTTGTGCTCCCGGGGTTACTTTCCAGATAATTGCAACAGAATCACATCCCTTACGACCAACGTCGACTGAGATGACATAAAAAGTATTCTTACTAGAACGACCAGACGCCTGATATTCTGGTGCTTTTAATATTCTGTTTCTATCATAAACATCAGCATTAAAGAAAGCATCTTCAACAGTTCCGGCCCATTTAGATTCATATTCTCTCTGGAAGGATACTTCATTGAAAGTTCCGTCCATTTTCAAGTCTTGAACAAAGTGTTTATCTAACAATTTAACAAGAACAGGAATTTTATAAGTACCGCCAATCATCATAGCTTTCTCAGGTTTAACAATCTGCCATACAAGAATTTGAATAAGTTTCTCATATGCGTATGTATTTTTAAAGCCTGCAGTTGTTCCTTTATATTCCAATTAACTCGCTACGTTAATTGCGCTTTCGCTGCTTATAATTTCTTATAAGAGTAGACTATATCTTCATCTTCAGCTTTACCTGTTAAGAGCCCTCCACTTCCACTATCAAACGCTTATAGTGTACTCTCTTACGAGATAGTCGTTGAACCTTCTTCTGATTGAAGCTTGGCTGCTGATTGCCCTCGTCTTTACGTTAGGGGTTTCCAGCAATTCAAAGGGTTTACTATTATTAATTTCTTAATAATGACACTATTTTTTGTTTTTCGTTATCATTTAAATTATCGTATAAATATTTATAATCTTTATAACTTTTTCCATTTTTTATACAAGAAAAAGTATAATCACTAACTATACCAAAACGCTGTTTTAATTCAGACAAAGTTACTATTTTAAATTCGTAATTAGCTAAAATCATAAAGACTTGTTCTTTTGTTAATTTTCTTTTATTTTTTATTATTGTTTGATTTATTTTGGCAATATCAAATTGTGTACTTTTACAAAAATTATCATAAATTTCTTTTCTTAATTCTAAAGGTAATTTTTCATATTCTCTTTTGTATTGAATATGATTTTCTCCCTTTTTTATTCTACTTATTGTAGTTAAAGAAACATCATACATTCTTGAAAGTACTCCTCCAGGTCTAGAACAAAATTCTAAAGCTGATAATATATTGAATATATCAGATTGAGTTAAGTGAGAACCTCCATTAGATGGTCCAAAATTGCCACCTTCATTTTGATTATATCCATTTCTATAACTATCATAAAATTTTATAAATTCTTGCTCTTTTATTCCAATTTCTTCACTATCAATATCACCAGAATAAACTACTTCAAAACTAAAATTTTCTTTACCATAAATATTAAATTCTTTTTGTAAAAATGAATTATCATGTCTATTGCAATTTAAATCAGTAAAATGTCTTGCTCTTCTTCTTGGTATATTATTGGTTAATCCTATATATTTTTTATGATTAACCAAATTTTCTATTTTATAAATATAATACATTTTTTGTGCCTCCTATTACTTCATATATTATATATGAAATTTAAGCACAAATTCTCATAACGTTTTGTCCAAAAAAGTTAATGTATAACTGAGCCTTATTCAGCTGCTCTTCAGGGTGGGTGCTACCGTCCGCACATCTACGTGAAATATTCATTGTGGGGATAATGACCGTGCTCAAAATATCTCCATCGACACCGACGCACTCCTCAATAACGCCCGCATGTCTACGTTTACCTCTCGAACTCTCCCTGGCCGCAATATTATCGAAATAAGAACCATTTTTAAAAGTATATTTAGCATAGTCTTTACCTTCAAGAGTAATACCTCTATCCCAGTTTATCTCTCTTTCTATTGCGGGAATAAGATTACAAATTTCTTGAACCTTTTCCTTCATAATGCCCGCAGCCTGTTCCTTACCACCAGAAGTAACAAAGAGTTTACAACCAGGATACAGGATACATCTCAGCATAAGAGTCATCATTGACAAGAAAGATTTAGAATAAGCACGGGGGAAGACCGCATACACATACTGGTGCCGCATAGCCACTCTCAAGAATACTCTTTGAAAGAAATAAAACTCAAAATTTTGTGGATTACCCATTTTAAGCAAAAAGTCTATAAAAAGATCTGGATATTCGCGCCAAAAACTTATATATTGTCTTGCTACTGGTATAATTCCCTTTATTCTATCTTCAGTAATCTCGGCAGAATGCTTTTGACCCGCCTGTTTAGATAAATCAATTAAATCTTGTAAAGCCATTATTCTCCACCTTCCTCTTCAAGGAATTTGGTAATAATGTCTTCATCAGAACCCGCTTCTTCTTCTACCATGTCAAAAAATTGCTCATGGTCTTGGTCAGTAATATTCTGAACATCTTCCATTGTAAGCTCTTCATCATCAATATCTTCGTCTTCTTCCTTAGCCTCTTCCATAGACATTTGACGAACCGCACTTTCGATTAAATTACCAAGATTAAGTTCCTCTGTCATAACAGAATAAGTATAATCTTTTAAATCCTGAATTACTGCATCTACTCTATCATTTGGTTTATCAATATAAAATCTTGGAATAAAACCTTCCTTTTCGCACATTACGGTCAACTCACTAATAGAATTAAGAACTTCATCTTCTTTCTTCTTATTCTGGTCTGCAGTAAAGTGTCCAGACTTCATCAAATCATTATACATCTTTGTGGCTTTAGTTGCTCCATCAATATCTCCCATGTCGAGAAGCTGATTAGCTTTCAAAGAAGTCTTACATACCAAAAGTAGAGTATCTTCATGACCAGCGCCTTCAATGGCATAATCATCAGTCATCTTTTGGTATAATTGTTCTAGTCTTACCCACTCTTCTGGAGTGTACTTACCCCACTTTAATCGAAGCATTCTCTTTTCTTCGTCTGTGAGGTCGTCGTCGAAAAGATCATCATCACCCTGTTGAAAAGTATCGTATGAGCTACCGGCCGCAAGTGGGTTAGAATAACTTTGCGGTACAGCAACTTGTAATTCAGGCATGACGGGAGCCTCATCCAATTGATGAGTGTCAGAAATTGTCTGCGCAATCTCTGCTGCATCAAAACCTTGACGAATCATTTGTTCCTTTGTCTTCTTATCATTTAAATCTTGTAAGAATTCAGAATCTTTCCAATGAAAATCTTTATACTGCTTTAATTTCATTTTGCCAAGGTATCGACCAATAATAGTCATACCTGTTACTTTGGATCTGTCTTTACCATAAGATTTAAGAAGACTGTTCCATTCTTCAGTTATATATGGCACATCAGCTTCTTGTAGTATCCAAGTAAAAGTTGATGCATCCCAGTTGTCAACTTGAGAAGTAAGGCATTTCTTGCATTGATTTAAATAGCCATCTGGATATTTCTCTTTGTTATTAGACATATAAAAATCTTTAATAGACATAGTTTTCTTGCATTTAGGACAAAACTTTTTTGTTTTTTCTTCTGCTGCCATATTCTCTCCTCCTTTTCCACATTATAGTTTAATAATTATGAAAATTTCTTTTGTACTTTTAAAGGAAAATGCCCAAAAGCAAAAGAAAAGAGGAGCGGCTAGCTCCTCTTATTACGACATTCCTTACATATACTATAAAATGAATCTTTACTTGTTTTATTATAACTAAAATACTTATTATGTGCTAATTTAATTTTTCCGCATTTACTACAACGCTTGTATTTACCTTTTTCCTGATTTAAATAGTAATCTGAAAGTATATCATCTTCCGCAACAGAGGCAATCAACTTCGGAATCTTTTTGCGCCAAAGGCTTGAAATATATTCTGGACTATGAGTTACTCCATACTTTAAATCTAATGCCTTTTGGATTTCCGCATTGGAGAAACCATCAATCTTCATGATGATAATGTCCTCGTACATGGGGTACTCACGGACGGCTCGGCCGCACTTATCATCAAAATCTATCATCATGTAATAGAGGTCTCCATGTTGCGGGTCGGCGCCATTTTGTTTAAGTTTGCTATAATTACATAATATTGCCGAGCACACTCTCGGATCTGCTAAACTGTATCCAGTTACATGGACTTGTCCTTCTTGATCTACTTCGTAGGTATCAGGGAGAAGATGTGGGCATTCAGTCCTAGTTACATTGTGTGATTGAATTATGTTAAGGTAGCTGTCCTTAAGGTAGTATCTAAACTGTTGGGTTTCGATAATAGCTCTTTTAATTATATATTTGGCCTTGCCGGAGGCATTGGCCAAACGGTCTTTCCAAGCCTTAATGTCTTCTGTTGTTTCCTTCATAAAGGGAATAGTTTCTATGTCATTACGAGTTATAGACTTTTTAGGGTGGAAATTGTAGATGTTATTGTGTTCATTTACGAGGTTGTAGATTCCATCCTCTCCATTCTCAAATTGTGCGGCCAGCCCCTCGTACGAGGTTTCGCGCTCGTCCACGGTGCACATACGATTGTCTGTAAGTATTTTCTTTTGCTTTTTCTCTTGCTTATCCATAGCAAAGATAATATAGTTAGATAAGATTTCTAAGTAAGATTCATTGGGATTAGGATTTTCTTCCAAGATTTTTTCTACTAATTTAACTCTTTCCTGTGGATCAGTGATAGTATAATCTAGCTTAGTAATTTTAATCACCTCCATCTGTTTACTACTTATACAAATATTATAGCAAAAAATTTTTAGAAACAGAAATTTTTTTGGGCAAAAAATAGAGAAATATCGTTGTAAGATGTTCTTATCGCTTCTGGGAATGAAATTAATTCTTGTCGTCATTGGAGATGAAATTAATTCTTGCTGGGAATTGGGGCCAGGAAAAAACGATTTTCAAAATTCACCACAAATTCTCCCGAAATAATACCCCCCATACTAGACGGTATTTTGCTCAGAAGCTATAGGGGTGGTTAGTGATACCCTCGGGAGGCTAAAACATAGGACCCACGTGACGCAGCCTTGTACTAAACAAACAATAAAGAAACATAACAAACACACACATAAACCAATAGTAATAGTAATAATAAATACAACATAAAGAAAATAATACATAACAACATACTACAACTAAACCTATTTCCTCGGCTCGCTTGCGGTTGGGTGCGAGCCGTTTGGCGTGCTATGCACGCCAAAGCACTTTTGTCAATTGTGCAAGTTGCACAAAGTTTGACTTTTTGGCGTCCCAAAATTTGTGCAGGTTGCACAATTGACAAGATCCAAATGTTACAAATTTGTAAACAAATTGTAAACTCTATTGACAAGTAACATTTTTTGTGAATGTTACAATTATGTTACAAAATACCAAAAGGGGTTGAAATTTTAATTGCCATCGTTTATAATAAAGGTACATTAAAGATAAACAAAAGGAGAACAAAACAATGATGAAGAAGTTTTCAGAGGTTAAGATCGGTAAGGCTATCAGAGAGTATGACGAAGATGATGGAGTAAGATACTACATCAAGGTATCAGACAAGGGAGCGATTTGTGCTTTTGATTACTTCGAGAAGC